ACAGTCTTACAAATCCTTTTGCCACATCAAGTGGATCATCTACCGTAACAGTTACTGATGCTTCTCATGGAGCAGAAGTAGGTGCTTTTGTTACTTTTGACAACGGATCATCTACAAATGTCGTCGATGGCATAGATTTTAATAATGAATTTGAAGTTTTAACAGTAATTGGTTCAAATAGTTACACGGTAGATGCGGGTACAAATGCATCTGGTACTACGGCAGCAGGCGGCGGTTCCGTAAACGCAAGCTATCAAATAAATCCTGGTCCTACTTCATCAACTTATGGCTATGGATGGGGCACTGAGACATGGGGCGCTAGCACTTGGGATGAACCAAGATCTTCGTCTAATGTTGTAGTGGCAGGTAGAAACTGGTCTTTAGATAATTTTGGTGAAGACTTAATAGCCACCGCATTAGATGGTGGCACGTTTATTTGGGACACATCTGGAGGGTTAGCTGCGAGAGCAACGACTTTATCCAATGCACCGACAGCATCAAGATTTAGCCTTGTTTCTACAGATACAAGACATTTATTAATATTTGGAACAGAGACCGTTATTGGAAATACAGCTACACAAGACGATTTATTATTTAGATTTTCTGATAGAGAAGATGCAACAGATTACACACCTGTCGCTACAAACGAGGCAGGATCTTTAAGAATAACAGATGGTTCGAGAATTGTTGGCGCTGTAAAATCAACGGGACAAATACTAGTTTGGACTGACACATCATTACATGGAATACAATTTGTTGGCACACCATTTACATTTGGTCTTAGACAACTTGGTGCTAACGCGGGCTTGATAGCTCAACACGCAGCTATAGAGGTCAACGGTGTAGCTTACTGGATGTCTGATAATGCCTTTTACTTGTTTGATGGTGTTGTCAAAAAAATGCCTTGCTCAGTACAAGATTATGTATTTGATGATTTAAGTTACACTAATAAAAATGACATAGCGGTTGGTTTAAACACGGCTTTCAATGAGATAATTTGGTATTATCCTTCAGCTAACGCTACACAAATAGACAGAGCCGTTGCTTATAATTATTTAGAGGGCACTTGGTACACAATAAACCTTGCAAGAACTACATGGCTTGGTGCTTATGTGTATGAAAAACCTATAGCCACAGAATATAGTTCATCTGCAACTGCAAACGCTACAAGCATACTAGGTTTAACTGCTGGTGCGTCATCTATATTTGAGCATGAGTCTGGTAATAATCAAGCAGATGGCACTGCTATTACAGCTTTTTTAGAGACGGGATCTGTAGAAATAGCAGACGGTGATCAACTAATGTCTGTAAGTAAATTAGTGCCAGATTTTGACAATCTTGCTAATACTATGACAGCACAATTGACTTTGGAGCAGTATCCACAATCTGCAGCCAACGTTCAAACAAGCGGCACCATAACGAGCACAACAGAAAAAATTAGTGTAAGAGGCAGAGGCAGAGCAGTAAAAATAAGATATACAACTAATACAGTAGATGATACACCTTGGAGACTTGGATCACAAAAATTAGAAATGAGAGCAGACGGTAGAAGATAATGGCTAAAATTACAATCACTAGATTACCAAACGCTACAGAAGAATATGATCCTAGTCAGTTTGATCAAATGATTAGATTGTTAGAACAAATAGTTTTTTTACTTAATACAAACTTTCAACAAGATTTAAAAGAAGAAACAGAATCGGAGACATTTTTCCTTGGCTAATACATTTAAAAGCGCCATGGTTGACATTACATCAACAGACCTTACAACCATATTAACAGTGCCCACGGCTAATCCAGGTGCCACACCACCAGTGCCACCTACTACTGACGTTGTAAAATCTATTTTAATTTGTAATGATTCAGGAAGCACGACATTAGTAGATTTGGAAGTTGTTAGATCTTCTGCTACTTTTGAATTATTTAAAGCTAAAAGTGTTGCAACAAACACTACAACAGAATTATTATCTCAGCCTCTGGTTTTACAGGAGTCTGATGTTTTAAAAGCACAAGCAAATGCTGCTAACCAAGTTCACATAA